TAACTAGTTTATTTCACGCCTAGTAAGTCACAATATTACAACAGACTAAACCCAGAGTATTACCTCCTAGGTGGTTGCTGTTGCTCAACCAGAGGGTTTACAGTGTAGTTACCCACAAACTACCCGGCTAATCCAATCCGTGCATTTTTCTTTAAGAAAACAGCCAGTGGATCGCCAAAAGCTGTCACGACTGACTGATCATGCTCAGCATAATTAGTAGTCTGACAATTCAAATCAACAGTTCTTTCTTCAAAAGTGGTTTCAAATTGAAACCTTCCGATACGTGAGAAGGAAACGATTTGATCATAAATACGTAACATATCATCAGTAGACAACCCTGCCAGCTCAGCGTTAACCTCCAAAAACTTTTGGAACCTTGATGGTTCTGATCCAATTTGTGCCAGCCAGTCACGTAATGATTCTTGATACTCAGCGTAATGCTCATAATCACGAAATCTGTGCGATGCGATCTTAATCAATTTCCTTACAAGATTAGAGTGTAGCACACCACCGCTAAGAGCGTAACCACAAAAGGTTATTGGAACATCGAGATCGAGTTTAAACTCTAACGGTGTGAATTTTCTAATTTGTGCAGCCAATTCAAAATTAATGTGCATCCCCATCTGTCTTTTAAACCCATCGTCACCTTTCATTGCAATGCACATTGGACCCTTACCACGGATCAAACCGTTCATCAGAGCACCCATCAGTATAGTGTTTCCTAACAATGTAGCCGGTTCCCCACTGGTTTTAACGTACCGCATGTTTGCCCTTACATAACGCGATTGCATTACATAATGTTCACGGAAAGAAAAATACCAGTCCAAAAATTCTGGTGCGACACCCAACCTGGAATAAATCCTTCTTTCAATTAATTGAGTGAATGGCCCTTGGCCAGAGTCGCATGCAGTAGCATCAATCACACCATTAGTAGCCACAGACGGAATGGCACTCATAGCATTGTTGATCTTCCCAAGGAATTCATCTTCAGACATTCCATTGTCGTAAACAACATTGTCACGGCAGGACTTAAGTAACAAATCGTTGATAACCCTAAAGGCAATCATGAATTTAACATGTGCCTCTTTTGACCATGCTAAAATACCCTGACCGGCCTTAGAAAGATTAACAGTTGGTTCCTTGATCGGTTTCTCAATGTCCTTTAGTGCAAATCGATAAATCCTGGCATTTACAGTAAATTCCACGTCCATCTGATTTGCATAGTTTTTGATGACCATGTCCCTAAGCGCACGTTCAGTGATCTCACTTAAATTTGTCCAACTAAACGCTTCTTCCAAATTAACCGTGAGACATTCATCAACAAACAAATCTGCGATCGAGTTTGCAATTTTAGTCATGGGTCCTGATGGCAACTTAGCAGCGCTCCGAAACAAATAACGTGCTTGTTGCACTTGTAACTCCTGAAATCGATTTCGCTTAAAATACATTAAAGCAGGACCTACCATTAAAGAACGGTAGGTTGTGGTATCGTTGACTGGATTACCACGCATATTCAGAGGACAAACGAAATCAGAAGACAACGTACCAGACACAAATTTCTCCCCAATGTTCCCAGAATAATGCTCATTCAAATAATTGGAAGAATAATTTGTTGGCCCAGGTGCCAGGTCAAAACCCTTGCACAACAAATATGCGTCGTTAACAGGAACTCGCATTGGGTACTTAACCGAAAGCTGATTGTACGTCACCCGTTCGGGTGCAGTTGCAAAAACCCTCGATGTAAACTCAGTGGCGTAATCAATGAAATTTTGTGGTAGATCATCTACACTTTCATATTTCTCGGCCTTTGTCATTTTCATTTTCGATTTACCACCACGAATCAAAGGGGTATTTTTGTAACAATTCAGACTTGTAGCACTCTCTTCAAGATATTCCAAAGCTCTGTCCAGGTCAATATCTTCATCGGCATTAAAGAAATGGCCCACCTGCCCAGACTGCACATGATAAAATTCAACTTGAATTGAACTCGTCTTTGGAAAATCATACAAAAACTTAAAGAGACTACGACCACTAGTCTGATCCTTCAAAGATATCACAGTAATATCACATGAACATAACTGCGAAAACATGGTCACATCATCCCAACAAGATTGTTCATCTGAACTGGCCCAAATCTCGAGCCTAGGTAGCTTGTCGGAGTTGCAATAATATTTAACAAAGGTTAAATAATCAACTCCGAAAAACCTAGTAACAGCGTCGAGTAAACATCTGTTATCTCTTCGCTGTAACTTTTCAACAAGTTTATGTTCGTAGCTAGTGGGACACCCTAGGAACTCAGAAAAGAATTCACCAAACATGATACCTGTTGATGTTCCTGAACTTACAACAGCACGCTCATTAGAAGAATCCTGAGGAACATCATCTTCGTTAATGTCCTTTTGATCACACCCTTCATCAGAATTCATCTCATGAAACGTCGAAGATGAAGGTTCATCATGAAACCTGACGCCGACAGTACTTGTGTTTCCATGGCCACAATCATGCTCGTTCTCAGGATCAATGTCTATGATCGCACAATCTTCTCGTCGTTCGATTTCATCACCATTTTCAACCATGACATGCTTTGCTTTGACCTGCCAAGAAAATCTGTGCTCCTCGAAGGACATTCCCATCCTTTCTTCTATAAAATGCCTACAACTGTCTGGAAGTTCAACTTCACTTTCGAAGTCCAAATCCATGTCTACGGCATCATCAACATTGTTATCAGCTACCTGGAAAGGTAGACTGGTGCTAATGGGAGCATCCGGGAAAGCATTCTGCAATTGCTGAAAACTTTCCACCACGCCTACTTCGGTTGTAGTAATTTTAGGAACATCAGGACCTAGTCCTTCACTTGAATAACCAGAATATTTCTCAACCAAAGCACGAAAGTTTTTTATAAGAGTCGATTCCTCATCGTAAAACCCTTCTCTCGGTGTTTCCATACCCAGAAACAACTTCAGGATATAGTCATCACTAATCACCTCCTTTGGTGGATTAGTGACATCCATCGCAATATTGTACCCTGCTGCAGTCTCACCATGATCAAGCAACAAGGACAATGATTCACGATGTCTTGATAGCGCTACAAAGTTCAACTCCTTCTTAAGTGTTAACTTTTTGTCTGCGTTCGTGAAAGGCAATAAAACCCTGTCATAAGTAGATCCTTGATTTGCTCTGACAGTGGTCTTATTAACTTCTGGTTTGTAGCTATCAGCCATCATTAACCTGCCGGTCTCGTCGGAATAGTGCATGACCCTGGCTTGTTCATCCTTTGATGTTAAAGCTTCAAAATCTTCAAGTTTCTCTAAAACATACCCGGAGTCATTCTTTGATACTGGAATCATTCTCGTTCCGAACATATGATTCAAAATCTTAACATCTTGCCTAGGATTGCGAAAATTGCACAAAGGTATGTGCGTCGAAATCTTTGACATATCAATCTTTGATAAGATGTTAATACCTTCACCTTTACCCTCTTGTATTCCAGTCTGTTGCTCATCACCAACGAGATAAAGCACATCCGGCCTGTTTCTCCACAACAACACTGTTAAAAGTTGCCAGTCGTACGCGGTGAATTCGTCGATAAAAACAGCTCGACGTCCGACTACCTCTAAAGCTTTATGTTGTGTGTGGAAATCCCAAGAAGTTTCAACACCGTTGACCTTCTGATTAGTGTAATCTGATCTTAGCTTCAAAAAAGGAGCTGCAACCAAATCACCAACAGGGTCAGCAAGAGCGCGAATTAAATAAGATTTACCAGTTCCAGGGCCACCCTTAATGTACTCAACCCTACACTTTGTGCTAATGGGCCCCTTCGGTAAAATTTTGTGAACCGCGCTCAATAGATCAGCAAATTTTGATGATTCTTTAACAGATTGTTCCTTGATCTGATCACGAAAGGTGTTAACTTCTTCCTGTGTCATAGCAAACTCAACGTAAGAGTCCTCTTTGTGCATACAGTCAACAACTTGGTTACCGACTGCACCATGAAGCATTTTACAAACCTGACAATTAGACTCTGCGTTGTTCATTTCCCACTGATAATAACTTCTAAAAGCTTCCGTAAATTCATGATCATTTGTAATCTTCCCACCTTGCTTTAAGAAGTTTTCAAATTTCGATCTCAAAACATTTTCGGGTAAAGCTGCTTGGACTTGTGGAAAAGATAAACCCAAACAAGCATTCCCACTTTCCTCGTCAAAAGTACCTTTCGTCACAGAAACGTACATTAACTTGATTGCTTCTGGCATTTTCTCCCAGTCGTCAAGAGTGACTCCATCTGGTATGATAGTACCCTGTGGCAAAAACTCCTTGGTAATCTTCATAGATTTTTGCAAATCGGATTCGTCTCCTTTGTATTGCACTAACCCAACAGCAGCAGCCTTCAGATCAGATCCAACACCCGGCAAAACCCTTTTCCTCGCACATGTGGAGTCAAACTGATATAATTGTTGCCCTGGTTGACGAACCAAATTTTCTACCATCCTTTCGGAGAACAACCAATCCCACAAGAAGGCCATACTAGAAACAGCGTTAGCAGCAAACTTCTTGAGGGATATCCTTAACCTGTCTCTCCATGTCATCTCCGAACCGGCGATATCCCTGGCTATACCAGTGATTTCTCCTCTCAAGAAATGGACATAGAAGAAACAAGCCATAGACATAGATGAAATCTTGCTTTTTGGCACACGCCATCTTGCAACCAGTTCCTTGTTCACTAAGCTCACACCAGAGACATGCGCTTTAACAAATTGTACGATACCCGGAACGGACAAAGACTTTTCATTCATACTTTGCGCATACAAAATGGAATTTTCCCATTCCTCTTTGAAAACTGGATAATACTGCATGGGCTTGGCCAAAGCTTGCTCGCCATCTTTCCTCACCTCTCTAGCTATATACTCTAAGTCCAAAAGTAACACATATTGATCTGCTGGTTTTAAGTTAATAGAACGTACAATAACAGTGGGTCGCGCAACACGTAATAATCGAAATATAGTAAGGCAACCGTAGGTCTCAACCAACTGGACTTCAAGAGAAAAATTAAAATCAGGGTGATTCAAAACTGGAGAGACGAGCAAAGTCTTCCAGTCGTCCTTAAAATGAATGTACCCATTGTCACTTGACCCAGTTAAAACTGCCAATTTTGATTTGCCCGAGCCAGTGGCTGATGGTATGCCCAATGTAGATTCTCCAGCAATTTGTGACACACCATTAAAACTAACAGCAAGGCCTAACTTAGCCGCATCGCATCTTGCAAGTCTAACGGTTTTTGAAGCTGACAAAATTTCTGCCTCCGCAAGACTGCCTAACGCTGCAGTGGAAAACAAATCCATCTCGATATAATTATAATATCCAGTACATGGAAACTCATCATGGACTAACTGCATCGGAAGCGTCATATACCCAATCCCTTCCTGAGCGTTAGTCGCATCAAACCAAGAAAACCATTCTCGTGCAGAGAAATTATACCCTGTGTCTTCAAACACCAATCTTGAGAATGACAATCCCGATTGTTTAACATCAAATTCATCACCAAAATGAAAATGACCTGGAATCTGTTTTTGCACAGCGACCTGTTCAGCTACAGCCATGTGATCTATCAAAGTACGAACTGACTTGGTCATTTTACAAGTTTTCTCCGACTTGACTTTAGCTGACTCACGAACAAATTTAGTGGCTTGTTTAACCACTTCCTGGACATTCTCCTTGCCTAGTATATCACAGCTAGCATTAGAGCCAGGACCCAAACTAGTCTTAACAATCAAACCCGATTTCCTCAACCGATCGACTAAAGCCTTTTCAGAAGGACCCAAATTCTTAATTTTCGTAGCGATAGCTTCACGTTGGAATTCAAGACTAGTTCTAACAATATCCTTTGAATCCTTGTTCGCAAAATGATAATGAATAAACGGATTCGAAGAATACTGTTTGACTTCCCTTGCAGCAGCACCGACAACCAATGTTGTACCAGATGTGTTACGAACCTGGTACATTTTCTCATATTTACTACGAGTCACCTCTCTCAACGCAGCCAAAACGGCATGATCGCGGGGAGCTGTACCACGTGGTTTATAGATTGGTATAAAACCAAGTTCCCGCTGCAAGATTTGTCTTTCATCATTATTCAGCATAAGAGTGACAGTTGGAGTCGCTTCAACTTCAGCAGTGTAAGACTCCACCATGTGCGCCATAGCGACATTAGCGCCTTCTGCGGCTCGTGCCTGATCCTGCATCATACCCGCAGAAATAGACCCGGCAACCATTATATCCTCGTTTTTAAGAAAGTACAAAGCAAGATCCTGGATAAGGGAGCTCAACGACACAATCTTTGACATATCATCGTCAACATGAATAAGGCCTTCAGAAAGCGATACGGAAGAAAAACCGGACAGCAACAAACTACTTGCAGAGACATTGAGCCTCTCAGCAATCGAGGCTACTTTCTGAAGCACAATACCCAACTTAACGGCTGATATCGGACCATTATATTCGTCAAACGCACGAGCAAGCACCTTTCCAAGGATCTTTCTACTACTTAATTTTACCGCAGGGTTCAGAACAATCACATCATTACTCAGCCTTTTGTAACACTCCAGACCATAAGCAACAGCGTACTGAACAGAACGTGACTTATTGTAGAAGAGACCTTCTCGGAAGATCAGTTCTCTACCATTAAAGAGAGCTACCTCACGGGCTGTTAAGGCCATTATGCCAATACGTGCACGCGATTAATTAGACGTAACCGGATATTCGAAAACTATGATATTGAAGTTTCGAGTCGGCCGTTCCCAAAATCGAGTGGACGAGAAGCAAAGTAGGAGGTAG